AGAAGTGTATGAAGATTACAACCTAGAGATAAAAGAAAATGGGATATGTGAGTGCTGTCTCTACAATAAATATGGGAAAGGAGAGTGAATGATGAAACTCAATATAAATAACTTAAATCTAGTATTCGATTATGTAGCTGAACAAATTGAAGATGATAAGGGTAGAGGCGAGTTTGATGAAGAAACTTCATTAATCTCAGCAGTATCTAGAACTATTGAAATGTTTGAGGAGATGAATGATGATTGACTTTCCGAATAAAAAATACAACATAATTTACGCAGATCCGCCTTGGCAATTCAAGAGCCGTATCCACCAAGAGGGCAGAGGTTCACTCACAGTCTCGAAAAACACTATGATACTATGACAGAACAAGACATTTGCAATTTACCCGTAAAAAATATTGCCGCAAGTGACTGTATCTTGTTCATGTGGGTAACAGATAGCCACTTACAAGAGGGTTTGAATGTTATCAAGTCTTGGGGCTTTGACTATAAGACTATTGGTTTTACCTGGGTGAAACATTATGCGAGTGGTTCTACTTGCTATAACTTCTCACCATATCTTTTAAAATCTACTGAAATTTGTTTGATAGGTATGAAAGGTAAACTTGCTAACATTAAAGCCCGAGACGATATTAAAGGTCTTGTGGCAGATATAAGAGACCAACATAGTAAAAAACCCGAAGAAGTTAGAAGAAGAATAGTACTAATGTGTAAAGACTTACCAAAAATAGAACTATTTGCTCGTCACAAGACAGAGGGTTGGGATGTTTGGGGTAATGAGGTGAAGAATGACTAGAGAAGAAATGGAAAACGCAATAGTAGATCACTATGTGAAAATGATCATAAGTTGGGTAGAAAATTCAGATACCGATTCGTTAAGAGATCATGTATTTGAAACTGTCTATTGTAACTTTAAGGGTATGGACTTAGCAGACATACAAGCAGATTATGAAAGTATTACAGGAGATTATTTATGACTAAAGCCGACCTAATACAATACTTTGGCAACAGAGGTATATATTTAGATAAGAAAGACTTTAAAGAGTTTGGTGTTGTAGGTAACTACATCTTCATACATATAATCAATGGCTTCTACGAAAACAGAGGTTCAGTTGAGATGTTTGAAAAAGGCTATTCAAGTCTCGAATGTCTTCGTACTTTCGACTATAGGCCGTTTAAGTTCACTAAAACCTATATGCGTAAGTGTGTAACAGGAGAAATATTATGACGTTCAGTTACAGAAACAAAGATCACAATATCGCTTTTAAAAAACGTGTCAGAAACTATGTTGTGTTCCTATTATTAGGATTTTTATTAGGAGTGCTGCTATGAATAAATTATTAGATTTAAAAACCCCAGAAACCGACTACGATTGTTGTGTTTATGCAGGGGTTTTTGCTCAATACATTATGAACAATGAACAAGCTCGAACCTGGTTTCAAGGTCAGTACGAGGTCTTGAATGCTAGTTTGGACGAACTATCTCAGGCTCGAGCTAAGAAAGAGATTCAAAAAACTATTAACGACTTATATGAGGTGTTGTAATGGCTTGGGGTGAAATATCCAATTATAAAATAGATCGTGAGCTGACGCTGAAAGAAAACTTTCAGAATTTTGTAACCGAATTAAACCGAGAACGTTTTAACTGTCGAACCGACATGTTCAATATTGATTCTTATCAGCCTTGTAATGAACTCGAAGCGTTTCAGTTGTTCTGCAAGTTTTGTGGTCGTCAGAAATGATCTTAGATATCTTGTTGATTATTTTGATTGTTTGTCTAGTTTCTTTGGGGGAACGTCCTGAGGATTAATATCAGCTTCTATCAGCTCAGTAGTCATAAGTTGTTTTAACCGACTTTCGACTTCTTCCCGAGACATCTGATCAATCTTGCCAAACCGGACTTCTTTCTTCTCGACTACTAGACCCCCGACTTTCAACAAAGAGTTTTGTGCGGAGATAGCCGCATTAAATGAACCTGACTCTAAAGCTTTGTCTCTGATATCGTATAGGTCCTGGACTGCTCTATCGTGGTTCAGCTCATATTTTTTTTTAATCTCCGACATCAAATAGTTAAACTCTTGCTTAACTTTAGGATTACGCATTAGTTGATAAGCTGCTTGACGTGGATCTTTGTACCCAGCAATCCGAGCCGACTCTGCTAAAGAATACCTGGGGTTATTAACCGCCGTCCAACAAAAGACTTTTTGCCGGCGATTAAGATCGCTGTTATCAAAAAATTCTATAGGTGGTTGTTCTTCCGTTGAAATGATGGGTTCATGTGCTTGTTCTTTCATGATCTAATTACTTTATCCGTCCAATTATGTGCGACATCTTCGGCCCATGATTCGCTGTGATTATAAGCTTCAACCGTTCTGACGTATTTATCGCCCTCTGTCAAATCAATCTCAAAACCTTTCGTTGTTTTGTAGATAAAAGCTGCTCTTTTATTGTCTCTGACAGTCTGTATCAATTCTTTCATCCTTGCCCCCTATAACGTTTGAAACTTGCTTTACGGGCCTTAGGCATACTGCTAGTGCCAATATTGCGACGACCTATTGAAGTTTTCTTACCTCTGACTCCGCAAACTGGGTCATGACCTTTAGCAGTACTCCATTTAGTTGCCATTATGCGAATTATAGAGTTACAGATTGTAGAAGTAAAGTATAGATTGAAAAGCGTGGTTAAGAATGTACTTACCCCTACTCATCCCCAAGAGTATAGAGTTCGATTTTCTACTATCACTTATCAGATGTCAAGTATTAAGTTTAATTTAATAAGTATTAGTCTTAGACTCTAGTGACAAAAATGAAAAAAATAAAAAAATAGTCTAGCCCTTTAAAAATCATGCTTTCCGTTGTCACGATATTTCTGACAATAATAGGACAAAAATAGTTATGCTTTAATACTCTGTAAAATATGTTTAATTACTTCAACAGTCCAACCATTACCTAACATTTTATACCTCTGAGTATCAGACACATAATTAGTATAGTTATCTGGCACAGTCTGCAACCTTTCACACTCCAAAGGTGTCAGCTTTCTCCAGGTAGGATCTTTCGACGTATCGTGTCCGTTTTTATCAACTGCAATAACACCATAAGGAACACCTTTGTGCATATTCGCTGTTAAACACATACCTTTTTCGCTTTCATGTTTTATATAAATATCTTTTCTAGTCTTACCACCACTCCATTTATCTGAGCTTCTTTTCATATAATCTTTTGCTTCTTCTGACAACTCATCATTAACATCAGTTTCTAGTATATCCCTTTGCACTATGCCTCTATCCTCCGGCTGTTTTATGTTAGGCATGTTGGTCCAATAGTATCTCTGTCTTGATTGAGCAGAAACTAAAGCAGAATTGATAAGAACAGGCTCTATACCAAAAGCTATTTCTGGATAACACTTAGACACCTCTTGCGAAATAATATCTAAAAACTCTTTCTTCATTCTGACATTTTCCAAGAGAAAATATTTAGGCTTGATGTCTTTGAGCAAACGAATAAACTCAAAGAACAGAGCCGATCTAGGATCATCAAAAGCCAACTGTTTACCTGCAAATGAAAAACCTTGGCAAGGACTGCCACCCATAATTAAATCAACATCTGCAAAATCTTTTGGATCTAAGTTAGTAACATTACCTACCTGAACGGTATTAGGGTAGTTTGCTTGTGTTACCTGGATAGCGTATTTGTCTATCTCACTTGCATAATACGTGTCTACGGGTATGCCGAGCTGATCTAAAGCTATCTGACCGCAGCTCATACCATCAAACAAGCTAAGTACTTTCATGGGTTAACTATAGCAGAGCATTTTGTCGCTAAGGTTGCTCTGAAACCGTAAGTCCGCCGACTTCTCTTAAACAGGAGAGTTCGTGTAAAGAGGCGACCAAAAAGGTGAGGCGAAGGAGTTGTACAAGGAGATCAATACATACACATCAACTCTAAGCATTCGCCTCATTCTCACCATGTCGCATAAGATTATTACTTGTTATTTCTAAATGATGATCATAAGTTTCACAATCCCATTTAGCCTCAGTAGCATCTATTTTAAGACCAGTTGTTTTGTAAACTAAGTTTTGATAATTATGATGTAATTCTTCCCAGGTATCAAAACCCTGATCATAAGCATCAATAAAACATTTAGTTTTTTTATGATCGCACAACAGTTTATGTTCTTCGTCCATATACCATCTATTTGACTTGCTCATTTCTTCCTCTTTTACCTTTTACTAAAGTGCTGAGGATCTCAGCCGTATACTTCTGTTGTTCTTTTGGTAAAGCACTAAGGTCTTTAATGCAATCAACCAAAAGCGATGTCGTTTGTGCTAAATCAGCAGTGATATGTTCTAAGTGTTCCATATCTTCTGTAGCAATAGTTTTTAATTTATTAATTTCCATACTTGTATTTTCAGGTTTATTGTTTAAAATGTCAACTACTAGAAGTAAATTAATATTATAGGAAAAAAAATTATGAATAACTTACCAGAGAATCTACAAAAATACGATCACCACATGATTGGTGATGCTATCTACTTTCCCAGTATAAGTAATCATGAGTATCACAATACAGATGGTGTTTCATCTTCTATGATTAGAAAGTTCAGAATATCAGAGCTACATGCTGTCAAAGAAGAGTTACAAGAAACTCCTGCTTTACGTTTCGGTTCGGCCGCACATGCTTTGATAGTCGAGGGAGAAACAGTCTTTAACAATGAGGTAGCAGTTATAACTGGCAGCATGTATACCGCTACAGCTAAACAAATGATAGCCGAATGTGCTGAGAGAGGTGTGACTTGTATACCGAACAAAGACTACGAAACTATTAAAAATATGTCTGAACATTTACTACCGGTAGCAGAAAAATATCTTAACCCTACTGAAACAGAATATCCTGCTGAACACTTCAACAGCCCGTATGAACGAGCGTTATATTGGTGGGAAGATGAAGTTTTATGTAAACTGAAAGCCGATGTCGTTCGACATCCAATAACTAATGCTTATGATCCGAAATCAATTGTGATAGTAGATTACAAAACAACAAAAAGTTGTGATCCTGCTAAGTTTATGACTTCAGTAAAACAATACGGTTATGAGTATCAGGCAGCTTGGTATAAAAGAGGTTTTGAGAAAGCTGGGTTCAAAGTACAAAATTTTGTTTTTGTGGCCCAAGAGAAAGTTTCACCTTATGCATCTAAAGTTTTTGTCATAGAAGCAGAAGATTTAGACAAATACTGGATAGAATTGGAATACAT